ATATTCGGAGGGGATGATGGTCTCGGCAAGGACGTAGACCCCGTGTCATTCAAGCGTGCGGCTAAAATGGTTGGACAGGTAGTCACCGTGGAACCCATTCTTCGTGGATCCATTGGTGTGAAATTCTTGGCCCGAGTTTATTCCCCATTCGTTTGGATGGGTGATGTGAACTCATGTTGTGACATCAAGCGCCAAGCGGCGAAATTGCATGTCACCCCGCACTTACCAACCAGCGTCACTCCTCTGATGAAGCTGCTTGAGAAGTGCCGATGTTTGTACCTGACCGATCAACACACGCCGATCCTTGGGGCCTATGCTGAGCGCGCCGTCTTCCTCTACAACTCTGAAATTGAGCCCATGGAGGAGACAGCACGCATACGCACATGGGGCTCAATGCACCCCAAGGAGAAACAATACCCCAACTTACCAGCTGACTGGATGATGGATTATTGTGAGAGCGTGTTGCCAGGTGCCAACTTCGTTCGTTTCATGGACTGGTTAACACACACGACCAGCCTTGAGGAGCTCCTCCAACCACCCTTGTTACTTGAGCCGGCATTGCCTACCAGTGACATTCCTGTGGTTGTTGAAGGAGAAATTGTTGGCGATCAGCCCAAGCTAGCCGAGCCACCGAAGGCTAAGAGATCACCACCACCACCTCTTCGGGCACCTCCCATCCGGGAGGATTTTGACACCATGAAAGCCAGGAAAATCAAAGCCGGGACATGGGTTGAGAAAGACAACCCCAGGGCTTCCTCCAGCAAGGAGGACTTCGAAACCATGAAGGCCAAGAAAATTTTGGCTGGGACATGGGTAGAGAAGACGAACGCCTATCCAAAACGTAGCGCTGCGGGGCGCAAACCGTGAGGGCCTAGCCTTGCGGCATCATGACAGGTCGACTTGGCGACCTGGTTTAATGTAAATTAATCAAACTGAAATTACGTTTATTGTCATGATGAGTTCCAAACCAACTGTTTCCAACGCCCCAAAGAACAGTAATCCCAACCCCCGACCCAAGGGTCAGGGGGCCCCGAAGAACAACCGCCAACGTAAAAGCCGATCACAAGTGACACTCCGATCTGAGATCGTGACCAAGGCTGCAGCGATTGCACAAGGTGCCATTATTAGATCCTCTGGATTCAAATCCAGGGTGCCTTTTAAACGTCGGGAGGCTTTAGGGCCTTTCCCTGGCACCACGTCCACATTCGCCATCACTGCAACCTTCGTCATAAACCCAGGTCTCAGCGCCACGTTTCCATGGCTGTCATCACCTGCCAGTGCATTTAACATGTATCGCTTCAGGAAGCTGCGAATCCTGTACAAGAACTCAACGAACACAACCAATACTGGAGTTGTGGTTTTAGGATACAATCCGGATCCCAATGATCCCCCACCCACCACTTTAGCTCAGGTGGAGAATTATGACTGCAAAGTACGGATATCCGCATGGGAAGATTCCTATGTAGATGTCCCAGCCTCCGATCTTAATAGATTGGAGAAGTTCTTTGTCCGTAATTCCATTGTATCCGGTGATAATTCGTTGTATGATCTTGGTGCCATATATGTTTGTTGCTCAGGCAATGCTTCTAATACTGCCACGATCGGTGAGATCTGGCTTGAATATGAGGTTGACATGTTCTCTCCGATCATTGGGCCCACTGCACCAGCTGCTAGGGCCACCTCCACGTACTCGATGGCCACGACCACCGTAACCACTGGGGTCCAGATTTTGATGCCCTTCATCACGTCCTTGTACAACTCCTATGGCCTTAACACTGCCACTGGACTGTTTACAGGGATCAATGGTGTTGTCAATGTCTATGCCCAGGTCACACTCGGTGCCGCCACCCTTACGGCTGGAGCCCTGATCATATTGAAGAACGGGGGTTCCGTATTAACAGCAAATTATCCACCACTGTTGAACGGAACTTCGACCGCTAACGTGTTTGCCACTGTGTCACTTGTTCCAACTGACACCCTTGGCATTTATGTGAACGCGACAGGCACGACCCTTGTTGCCTGCCCCACTACACCACAAAATGCTATCCTCATTATCAATGCCGCTTGATAGATTGACAACAACAACCTGAATTGATCATTCAGGCCTTGTTGGACAAT